CATGTACGGGGATGCGAGCGAAGCGCGACTTCATTGCGTTGGCGAAACGGTCGACGGCCAGATCGTTTTCGCTTGTGCGCCGTGGTGCTTTCTTCCAGGGTTGAGACGTGGCGGCGAGGCGTTTGGCCTGCTCTTCGGGGAGTCGAGCTGCAACGCTGTCGATGGATGCGGCGCGCGGCGTGCGAAGTTTTGTCATGGGAGTCTCCTGGTGGTATCGCTTAGCGGTGGTCATGCTTCGACCGGCGCACCTTGCGCGCGCATGAGTTCCTTGTTGATCGCGTGGGCGGCGTTGAACGTATCGAGGCGCACGCGACAGACGGCCTCCTCGATAGCTGGTGCAGCGGCGCGGAGCGTCATTGCCTCCAGCTCGAGCACCGTGACCCTGCCGGTGATCTGGCTGCGGTCGAAAACCGCAGACATGGCGCGCTTGGCGGAGCGCAGCTGCACCGTGTAGTCGGCGATGTCCTGTGCGGCCATGGCGAAGGAGGCAAGCTCCAGCGTGCGCATCAGGCGGTTGTAGGCGGTATCGGTCGGTGCGCTGATGAAGCTGGCCAGGTCGGCGTAATACGTGAGCTCGACGTGCTGTCGGTTCTGGGTCGTCATGGGGATGGCGATGGGCCGCTGCTGATAGTGGCTGCGCTTTCTCATACCGATTCCCCCAGAAACTCGGCCTCGCCAATCACACGATCGAGCAGGTCGAACACGCGGAAGAAATCGCAAGTCACCTCTACCGCGTGGTCGACGTCGCGTAAGGCGATACCGTTCTCCGGGCCCAGATGCGGCAACTGTGGGTCGCACAGGTACACAAGGACGCCGCCACGATCGGCGAGCCGGTCGGCATCTGCGCGATCGCGGATTGTGGTCACCACGACTTGGTGGTCAGCGAGTTCGTCAACCAGGTCGTCGGTAATGAGGGTGGTGGAGGTGAAGGCGTGTGTTTGGGTCAGGTAGTCGGCGACGACATCCTGGCCAACGCCGGCGCGGCCGGCGAGTCCGATCAGCATGGCTATCTCCTCAGTCGAGGTCGTTTGCTTGGAGGCGCTTCAGGTCGATCGCCGGACGTCGTTGGCGGTCTCGCTGGTGGTTTGCGGCGCGCTGGGCCTTGAGTCGCATTGCAATCAGGCGGATCAGGGCTTTGCGGATCGCCGGCTTCTTGACCTCCTCCTCCGCGATGCCGCTTCCCTGGATGCGCAGAAACTCTGCGACCAGTGCGGCATGGGAGAAGGGGCGGTGACTCATGCGCGGGTGACAGCCACAGACCGGGCGCCGCGATCGAAGCCGTCTTCGATCGCATCCCACGAGCTGCGGTAGAGGCCGAAGTAGGTGCGGTGGCCGTCGATGGTGATGCGGAAGGCGATCATTGTGGCGTCCTCCGCGATGTGTTCTTCGGTGGCAGGAGGTTGGAGACTGGGCGGGCCTCTGCCCATTCCTCTATCTCGCGTACGAGCCACGCCACGCGGCGGCTTGAAGCCGCGCGCGGCTTCGGAAACGGCTCTTCGCGTACGAGTTTCTGTACACTGGTTTCCGAGAGCGCGACGATGGATGCGACCGTCGGGAGGTCGACATAGAGCGGGCGCATCATTGTTCGGTCTCCATGGCTCGGCGGACGCTCGCATCCTCGCGCGCACGTTCCATTTCAACGTAGGCCCAGCAGAACGCTTCGAGCGCTTTTTGCGCGATCGATGTCGATGTGGGGTTCCATTCCCATTCGTTGATGCCGGCGTCCGTTATCCGGATCTGGGCGCCTTTGGCCTGTGTCCACATCGGAGCGAAATTGTGTTCGTCCCATGCGGGGATCAGCTCGAAATCGATGCGGATTTCTGCTTCGATGCTCAGCCCGATCGGGCTAGCAAAGGCGGCAGCCTCGCGGGCGCAGAAATGCCTGGGGCGTGCCTCGCGTGCGCGGACGACGTCGGAATCATGATCTTCGCTGAAGCGGAAGGCGATCCCTTGGCGGAGGGATGGGGCGGGTCCACATTCGAGGTAGGCATTAAGGCTGTCGCGCTTCGTTCCAAAATCGTCGATCACGACGAAGCAGTTGGGGCGGGCCTTTCCTCGCAGGTTGAATTCGAGGTGCATGGCTGGCCTCACGCATGTCGAGCCGACGCAGGGGCATCGGCTTGCGAGTCGAGCTCAGCGGCGCAGGCGTGGACAACGAAGACCGCCGCCACTAGGGCGAAGTAGGTAATCCAGCCTTTGACCCGTATGAATTTGTTCACGATGATCCCCATGCTGACGCAAGGTTGCGTCGATGAGGCGATACTAGCAATGCTGTTTATCAAACTCAACAGCAACGCTGTTTGTACTTGATTGATTGTTTAAATAGCGATGCTTGTTGTGATAGCTTTGGGCGAAAAAAAACCGCGCAAAGCGGGCTATGACTATGTGGCGCGGCGCTATCAGTCGGGGTACCAGGACGATCTCTTTACGATGCCGGCAACGAAGTGCAGGCGCTCGATCTGTTCTTGTGGGATGCGCAGCATCCCGTGCTTCTCGTTCACCGACGAGAGGTGAACGATGCCATCGCGTACGTAGGCGAGTTCTTTGACCATCACGCGTCCGTCCTGCGACTTCACCAGCACCTCGTCTCCATTCTGGATCTGCGTTCCGGGTTCCACGACCACGAACTCATTGTGTTTGACGCGAGGCCGCATGGATTCGCCGTTGCAGCGAAGCGCATACGCATCCGGATCCCTTGTGGGGAAAGCTACGTAGCCGTCGCCATGCCCAACTGGGTATTCCACGTCCACAAAGTGTCCGTTGTCTCCTAACTGCGCCATGCCTCTCACTGGAATCTTGCGGAACGAGTTCTGGGGGATGGGGAAGACGTCGAAGGGCAGGCTAGGTTCATCCAGCTCAGGCTCGATCGCGCCGCTAAGCTTCGAATCTCCCGTGCCATTAATAAGCCACTTCGGGCTATAGCTGAACGCTTCCTGCAGTTTCACTGCATGGTGGAGAGGCAGTTTTGGGGCTCCAGCTTCCAGCCAGGATCGAACGACCGCAGGCTCTACCGCCAGCAGCGACGCCAATCCGGGAACGTCGAGGCGCTGCTCTGCCATAACCAAGCTCAGACGCTGGTCCGATGTGGTTGTGGCCGTTGCCGCGGCGGGTGGATCGGGAATGCGCTCACGCATGGCCGCTGAGGCTCGGCGAATCTCTTCTGCAAGGCGTGGGCTTATGGCCTCGACGCTCACGCCCAGCCCGCGCGCGAAGTTCGTGGCTGCTTTGATGTTCAAGGGGCGCCGGCCATTGAGGTACTGCCACACCATCGACTGACGACCGATGTCGAAGCGGACCCCGAATTCCTCCTGGCTCATCTTGCCTTTGTGCAGTGCATAAAGGGTCTTCAGACGCTCTGCGTCATCGATTTGCCACGGTTCGAGAGTGGTCGAAGGTCGATTCATGGGCGCGAGTGTAGCAATGCTATTTATTCGATCAACCAGCAAAGCTGTTGACTTTGTCATAAGCGATGCTAGTATTTTGCTTTATGAAGCTCACCGAATACCTCGACACGACAAAGACCAGTCAGGCTGCCTTTGCAAAGCAGCTGGGGGTCTCGCAAGGACTCGTTCATCAGTGGCTCTCTGGCAAGCGACCAGTCGCAGCGGAACAGTGCCCGGCCATCGAGCGGATTACGCACGGTGCTGTCACTTGCGAAGAGTTGAACGACAAGGTTGATTGGGGGTACTTGCGCCGAACGGGCCTTCGAATGGCAGGGCGCGGAGACCGGGCTTCCGGTCCTTGAGTTTCTCGTAGCACTTCCTCAGACGAGGGGCATTTCGCCGCCTCTCGATCGGCGTCATACGGCGAAGAAATTTCGGCTTGGGTTGGAACATGTTTTCTCCCTGAGCTCGCGGTCAAGTCGCCGCGTTTGAGACGAAGCATATATGGCTGTGACGTGCAGACAACACGGCCAAATTCCGGGGGTTTACCGTGGTTTCTGTGAAAACCGATAACGATATCAATCAGCACGAGGCCCTTTACAGCCTCGCGAGCCGATATCCGGGTTCGATTGAAGGGCTGGCTCACGCCATGAGTCGACGCCTTGGACGGCAAATGTATCCCAACGTCCTGCGAAACAAGCTGCGGCCAGGAATCGAAACGCACCACCTCAATTTCGAGGAGTACTCCTTGATCCTGGAGTTGTGCGAGGAGGCTAAGCTCGATGGGTGGCATATCCCATTGAGGGCGCTCTGCTGGCGCCACGGGATGGTTGCCATCTCTACCCCGCAAGTTGAGGGAGCGTCCGCCAGCGTGGCTGCTGCCATGCGTCAGGCCGGCGAAGCCGCGCGTGAGTTCGGGGAAATGATGGCGGAGTTTGCGCAGGCCGCTGCAGACGGCAAGATCACGCGCAGCGAGGCTGATCGTGTGCTACCGGAGATCCAACACGTCTTAACCATGGTGACGATGCTTCGGGAGTCAGTCGAAGCCGTTGCGGTTCCAGACGATCCGTCCCTCCGCAGCTCGGTTCCCGTATGACCCGAGTCAATCTGCTGCCCGGTGCCGCTCTCGCGGTACCGGTGGGCCGCGTACGCCAAAAACTCGTCCTGCGCCCGCGCAAGCCGCTCACCCAGCGAGAACTGAAGTCGGTCTTTGATCGCGTCAAGAAACGCGTCCTCAAGGGCGGCGAGCCGTTCGGCGTGTTCGCGATCAAGCATGGGCATGGCCGTGTCTTCCGCTTGATCAGTGTGAAGGACGCCAACTTCACGGCGCAGTTGCGCGTCGACAAGGCCCTACAGCACATGGTCGGAACCTATGACGGCGGTGCCAACCTAGGCGATGTCTGGGAGGACCTCTGTGCATTTGACCGCTCGCCGGCTGCCTGACGATGGAGAACCGCTTCCGCTCTGGCATGTCCTGTTGCAAGTCGGCGCGCGAGGCGATTGGCATGTCATGTGCGCAGCCGTATCGGCTCTGTTGCGCCTGGCATGTTGCTAGCGGCGTAGCCAGAGAGAAGGGCCTTCGCGGCCTGACAGCTTTTGCCAGCCACCTACTTGGCTTTTGGCCGTTGAGCGACGTGTTCTGGGTGTTCCAGGCGGCGGGCCAGATGTCGGCGCTCGCTCTTGTCTGCCAGGAGCGCTGGAAGCAAATGCCTGATGACGCTGCGCGGGCGGCATATCGCGCTGAGATCTCGGCCGCGACGCAGGTCTACCGCTGCGAGGCTGGGCCGCTGAATCCGGCTGCCTTCCTTTCCACCTTTGATGTTCTCTGTGAGGCCGCCAGTGTGCGGCCATAGCTCTATGGACCTACCAATTCAATCGATCGAATCGCTTCGCAAGGCGGGGCGAACAGCTGCCGAGGGCGGCGAGAAGCGTGAGGCCAATCCGTTCCCGGCCTTCGGCAGCCATTTCCGCCAGTGGGAGCATGGTCACGTGTGGGCGGCGATGGAACCCGTCAAGGCTGAGCAGGAGGGAGTCTGATGGCGGCATATCGAATCAACGATGCCGAGCTCGACGCGCTGCTGGGAGAGGGCTCGGACTTGTTCCACCTGTACGTCGGCGCGTTGCGACCTCGCATGGACTTCAAGACCGGCATCGTAGGGCGTCGCGTGCGGATCTCCTACCAGGCGCTGAAGGAATGGACGGAGCGCGCTGGGCGGTCTGGGGTGCGCTTCCTGGCCCACGATAAGTCCAAGCTGCAGCGCATGCTGGCACGCCTGCAGCAGCTCGGCCTGCTGCGGAAGATGGGTGGCCCGTTTGACCTGGTGTTTGTTTGCCCGCTCGCCGATAGGGATAACTGCGACCAAAAACAGGCCGATACAGAGTCGATACGGATATCCACAGCCGACGAATCCAAGCAGGGCAAGGGCTCGCGGCCCATTCGGCGTACTGCGAAAAACGCGGAAGCCGCCACACATCAGGAGTCCGGTAAAACCTTAAAACCTACTCCCCCTACCCCCTCAGGCGTGCGGCCCGAGGAAGGTGGGTATATCGACCCTCCAGCGCCTGCGGCACTGGAGGCTGCTAACACCAAAATCGACGAAACACCGATCGACCCCAACGGGCAGCAGTTCTCAGAGCAACGCCACGAGAACGTGAACGTCGGTGGGAAGCGGCCTGCGGCCGGGCGATCAGATGAGGGGGCAAAGCCGGGGGTCACGTGGGAGCCTCATCTCGACTGGCCGACGGGCATCACGCAGCAGCAGCGGGCCTACATCGCACGAAGGATGGCTGGTCTGAGCGAAACGCTCGCGCAGCGTGTTTTGGACGAATGGCATGGCGCTACGCAGGCCGGTACCGCTAAGAAGCCGTGGCCGTACCTCAGCGGATTGGTGCGGAATGTGCAAAAGCAGGGTGAGGCGTGGCAGACGGTCTATGCCGACCAAGTTGCCGAGGCCCGTGCGGTCGAGCGTCGACGAATGGCGGAACAGCAGGAGCGCGAACTTGCGCACGCAGCCCGAATCAAGGCGGAAGTCGCGACCGGCGGTGGTGGTTTGTCAGGGCCGACATCGAGGCGAGGCGACTTGGTCAAGTTCCAACTGCAGAGTGTGGCTGCCTCGCAGGCCAAGCGTGAAAGGCGGCGCAAGTGAACGCGGCCGATCAAGGCGCCGAGCGCGCGTACGGCGAAGCGGTAGAGCAGCTGCAGCTTCGCGCAGCGGGACGTGATACCTGGTCATCGCGCGCTGCGTTTTGGACTGCGGTGCGATACGGTGTGGGTGAGATCCGGCCGGGCACTTGGGTTACGGCGGCCGATCGATGGACGCGGCTGTGGGACGTCGCTCGGCATGAACACCTGCCGCCGATCCCTGGCATCCCTGAATCGGAAAACTTGCCGGCAACGGCCTCGGTGGCCGAGCGCGGTATTGCGTCGGTCCGGGCCATCGTCGGGAAACGGAGGTGATCATGGCTGGTGGCGATTCGCATGAGTGGGTGAGGGCGAGGCTCAATTCATGGGCAGCATGGCTGCACAAGGGCAATGGCGGGCGGGGCTATGGCGAAAGCAGTCTGACGATCGATGAGGCGCGCACGGTTCCGGTTCGACCGTTCGTGGCGACGTTCGAGGATGAGTGCGAGCGCACGAACAAGGCCGTGCTGAGGTTGCCAGTGGATATGCGCAAGGTGGCCATGGGGTTCTATGTCGACCAATTGCCGGCGCGTCAGGTTGCGGTGCGGCTGAAGGTAAGTGAGCGGCAGGCGTATCACATGCGAAAGACGCTGCACGTGATGGTCAAATATTGCCTTGAGAATCAGAACGTTAAACACCCCCCTTGGCACCTGCTATTGAAATCCGTGCAGTGAATCATTACATTTCAGCTACGCTGTGGTTTTAGTGCGTGCAGCAAAAAGCCCGATCCGGTTCTTACTTGGTCGGGCTTTTTTCTTTCCTGGCGGGTGGTCGACGGGCTACTGCCAGGAGTGGGACGCGTGCTTGACCCGCTGTCGATGGCAGACCGAGGCCTGCCCGCAGTCGTACCGATGCGCGGTGACGACAAGAGTCGGAGAGACGGGCGCCGCAACGCCGCCGGACTACGTAACCGGCAACCCGAATTGCAGTTGTCTCCTTGGCCCGTTCACGGGCTTTGCTAAGGGCCTGACCACACCCGCTGGTCAGGCCCTTTCTTTTTGGATCCCAAAGATGCCGAAGAAAGCGCCGCGCCCGTGCCGCCGCCCTGGTTGTCCCAAGCACGCGACGGGTGCTTCCGCGTACTGCGCTGAGCATTCGGAGTTGAAGCGCATCGAGTTCGAGTCGCGGCGCGGCAGCTCGGCTGCCCGTGGCTACGGCGGGAAGTGGCAGCGCGAGCGCGCGGCCTATCTCAAGGCGAATCCCGTTTGCGTCGAGCATCGGAGCGTTGGCCGCGTAGTGCTCGCCACGGTGGTCGACCACATCGTGCCGCACAAAGGCGATCAGCGCCTGTTCTGGTCGCGGTCGAACTGGCAGCCGCTGTGCAAAGCGTGTCACGACGCGAAGACCGCGCGCGAGGATGGTGGCTTCGGCAACTCGCGCCGGTGAGTTGGGCGCGGCGCACGCCGCCCGGTAGGGGGGGTGGGTCAATCCCTGGTGATCGATCCGGCCTAGACCGCGCTTCAGGTGGATTTTTTAGACGGGTATTTTTTGATAGGGGGGGGTTAAACCAATCACCCCATAGAGAGCGAAGAGACGGGTCGGTGATCGTTTTCGCTCGCTCGCATTGATGGAGGCGCCTATGGGCCCGCAGGACAACGATACGGCGGTCGATCGAGACGACATGCCGGAACCATCATCGAGGGGTGGTGGAAAAGAAATCAAGTCGCCGCCTGTGCCGCCCGGTGCGCAGCTCGACGCGCGCGAGCGCAAGGTGTGGGACTACATCTGCCGCGTGCTCCGTGATGCCGGTATGCCGCACCTCACGGCGGGCCTGGCTATCACGGTGGTCTGCCGCACCTTCATCAGGTGGGTCGACGCGGAGATCCGCTTGCGTGATCTCGAAAAGACGACCGGCACGTACTTCGTCACAACGCCAAACGGCCACCAGCAGCCGCACCAGATGTTCTACGTGGCAGCTGGGCATAAGAAGGAACTACTCCAATGGCTTCCCGAGAGTTGCCTGACGCTGCCGGCGACGGTCACGACGCGGGCGAAACTCGGCGACGAGGGCGTGCAGGACGATCTGTTCGCGGATCTGTTCGAACACGGACTGGAGCGCGTCGCACCAAAAAGCACGTCGACGCACTGACACCGCCAGTCCGGCATGAGTGGGACGAATCCTACGGTCTGCCCGTATTGCGCGGCGAAATCGTAGTCGGCGAGTTGGTGTACCTGGCCGTCGAACGGCACTACCGCGATCTGAGGGATGGTGCCAAGCGTGGCCTGCGTTTCGACGTGGGCCGCGCCTGGCACATCATCCGGTACATCGAGAAGTACTTCGTCCACATCAAGGGCTCGCTGGCTGGCAAGCCGATCCTGCTGGACCCGTGGCAGAAGTTCTGGACGGCCGTCAAATACGGTTGGTTGAGGGAAGACGGTTACCGCCGATTCACGCGCGGCTACGAGGAGGTGGCGCGCAAGAACGGTAAAAGCACCTGGACGGGTCCGCAGGGTGCGTACCTGTTCATGATGGATGCCGAGCCCGGTGCGGAAGTCTACGCCGTGGCGACGACGCGCGAGCAGGCCATGTCAGTCTACAAGCCAGCGTTCGACAACTTCCGTAAATGGGCGCGTCGTTCGCCAGGCATCCGGCGGTCGTTCAAGATCCACGAGGGTAAGAACCTCGAACAGATCACCATGGACAGCGCCGTATTCAAGCCGCTGCCGGCCAATGCCGAATCGCTCGACGGGCTGAATCCGCACGCGATCATGTTCGACGAGCTGCACGCGCAGAAGTCGCCGGACGTATGGGAGGTGATGGAATCCGCGCTCGGTGCGCGCCAGCAGCCAATGCTGTCAGCGATCACGACCGCCGGCTTCATCCTCGACGGGGTCTGCGTGCAGATCCGCATGTACCTGGTCGAGGTGTTGAGGGGCGAGCGCGAAGACGACTCGTTTTTCGGCTACGTGTACACGCTCGACGAGGGCGACGACCCGTTCGACGAGGCGGTGTGGGTTAAGGCCAACCCGGGCCTCGGCCTGTCGAAGCTGTGGCACTACATGCGCTCGATGGCTCGGAAGGCCACGGCCTTGCCGAGCGCCCTGGTCAACTTCAAGACGAAAGACCTGAATCTGTGGGTCAACTCGGCTGAGGGGTGGATCGATCCCGCTGTATGGGACCGGGGTAAGAAGAAGTTCGATCCGGCCATGCTAAAGGGCCGGCGCTGCTATGGCGGCATCGATCTATCCGCAACGCAGGATTTGACCGCGTTCGCACTGGTGTTCCCGCCGACCGACGATGACCCCGACGGGCAATGGCATGTCCTGGTGTGGACGTGGTGCCCTCAAGCCAAGGTCGACACGCAGGGCGCGGACGATCGCGCCGATTACAAGGGCTGGGTGGAATCTGGCTGGCTGACGGCGACGCCTGGCGACATTACCGATCACAAGCCGGTCAAGGAAGCGGTGCTTGCGGCCCACGCCATGTATGACCTGGCGGAGGTTGGCTTCGACGTCTGGAACTCGAGTCAGCTGGTGGGCGAGTTGATCGACGAAGGCGTGACGATGGTGGAGGTGCCGCAGAACTTCGGCGGCATGTACCCGGGTGCGAAGCGGTTCGAGGAGCTGGTGATGGGCAAGCGACTGCGGCACGGCGGCAATGCCCTGCTGCGGTGGGCGGTGCTGAACATCGCGCTGCTGTTTGACACCAACGGCAACTTCCGGCCGGACAAGAAGAAGTCCAAGCTGCGCGGTCGCATCGACCCCGGCGTGGCCATGGTGATGGCGCTGAGTCGCGCTGCGGTGCTGGAAGGCACGCGCAAGTTCGACCTGAGCACCCTCGATGACGACGACATTCTCACGATGTGACATGAAAAATATGCTCACCGACGCGGTCGGAGGGGTGGGGCTCGTTTGCCTGACCGCCGGTATCTATCTGAAGTACGGGCCTGCCGAAGCGCTGCTCGCGGGCGGCGCGGTGCTGCTCACGATTGCTATCGTGCCGGCGATCATGCGGGGGCTGCGATGATCCTCGACAAGCTGTTCGAATCGCGCAGCCTGGAGAGCCCCAGAGTGCCTCTGACCGGCCAGAACCTTCAGGAGTACCTACACGCGGCTGGCGGCATGGCAGTAACGGAAGATTCGGCCATGCGCCTGTCGGCGGTCTACTCCTGCATCGACGTGCTGTCTACCGCGCTGGCGCAGCTGCCGGCATTGGTGCTGCGCCGGCAAGGTGAAAAGATCGCTATTGCGACGGACCATCCTGCGTACTACCTGCTGCATGACGCGCCGAACGAGTGGCAAACCAGCTACAAATGGCGTGAAACGAAGCAGGCGCACGCGTGCGGGTGGGGTAACGGGTACTCGTCGATTGTGCGAGGACCAAAGGGTGAGCTGCGGGCTCTGGAGCGTCACCTGCCGTGGACGACGTCGCTCGTCAAGATCGCTGGGCGCTGGACCTACGCCACGCTCGATGATGACGACCGACCGCTATCCGTGGCGCCTCAGGACATGATCCATATCCGGGCGCTCGGCAAGGATGGTCGCATGGGCATCAGCCCGATCCGGCAGCACATGGACACCATCGGCCTCGGCCTGGCGGTCCAGCGCTATGGAAAGGAGTTTTTTGACGGTGGCGGCCGACCGACCGGCCTGCTGACGGTCAAGGGCGATCTGACAAAGGACTCTTGGACGCGCCTGAAAGAGTTCTGGAACAAGGCGGTTGTCCGACTAAAGCAGTCGGACAACAAGACGTTGCTGCTGCCGGCAGACCTCGAATACAAGGCGATGACGATTTCGCCGGAGGATGCCCAGGCGCTCCAGACGCGAAAGATGACGCGTTCCGAGATCGCGGGTATCTACCGCGTGCCGGCGCACATGATCAACGATCTGGACAAGGCAACGTTCTCAAACATCGCCGAGCAGGGCGTCGGATTCGTCCGCAACACCATGATGCCGTGGGTGGTGAACTGGGAGCAGGAGCTGAACCGCAAGCTGTTCACGCCTGCGGAGCGCGCGGCCGGCTACTACGTGAAGCTGAACCTTGCGGCACTGCTGCGCGGCACCCCGAAAGAGCGTGCCGAGTTCTACCACTACGCGATCACCGACGGCTGGATGGATCGCAACGAAGTCCGTGCGCTGGAGGATATGAATCCGCGAGACGGCCTCTCCGAGCTGCTTGTCAGCGTCAACGCCAAGCCGGCGGCCGAGATCGGCAAGCCTGCAGATCCGCCGGCATCTACCTGAGGCAATCCAATGAGCAACATCGAGAAGCGCACGCTGCAGGGGCAGCCGTGCGAGCTGCGCTCGTCCAATGACGCCGGAAACGCGCCGACGACCATCTTCGGATACGGCGCCGTTTTCAATACGCGAAGCAGCGTGATCGCCGGTACGTTCGTCGAGGAAATCGCGCCTGGCGCGTTCGACGGCGTGATGAACGACGACGTGCGCGCTTTGTTCAACCATGACCCCAACTTTGTGCTGGGCCGCACACGCAGCAAGACGCTGCAACTGTCGCTGGACTCGCGTGGTCTGGCCTACACCATCACGCCGCCGGACACGCAGATGGTGCGTGACCTGGTGCTCGCGCCGATGGCGCGCGGCGACGTGACCGGCTCCAGCTTCCGCTTCATCGTCGCCAAGGACGGCGACGAGTGGCGACAAGAGGGCGAACTGGTGGTGCGCACCATCCACCGATTCGCCGAACTACTCGATGTATCGCCGGTGACCTATCCGGCGTACGACGAAAGCTCGTCGGCCCAGCGTTCGCTGGATGCCTGGCGGCAGGCCCGTGACGAAGGCGCACATGTCGCGGCAATCACCGAGCGTCGCGCACGCGAACGCTTTCTTGACCTCATCAATACCTGAACGGAGAAGTTATGCCCATCAATTTGGCTGAACTGAAGCAAAAGCGTGCCAAGGTCGCATCGGAAATGCGTTCCATGCACGACGGCGCCGGCGACGGCGCGTGGACCGACGAGCAGCGCTCGCGCTGGGACGCCATGAAGGCGGACCTGAAGCAGCTCGACGAAAAGATCGCCCGCGAAGAAGAAGTCCGCGAGGCCGAGCAGCGTTACGTGGAAGGCAACGCCGATGACCTGG